ATGCTTCCCATCCATCCATGATCGGTTGATGAATTCCGAGGTCTGACTCCGGTGTCGAGGCATGATCTGAAAGAGTCTGCGCGATCCGGTTGATGGAACTTCCCAAATATCGAATCCCATCGCGAGGAAGGCAATCACCTTGCGTGTGTCGTCCGTCACCATACATCCGTCGCGGTGAACCTTGATATTTGGAGAATCAATCGCAACGGCGATCAGAGAACCTCCGCGCTGTTCCGTCACCAAACCCTTGTGAAATCGCATCGCATCACCCATCGCCTTGCTGGATGCCATCGCGCACTTCACCCGGTTGAACGGGTGATCAGGATTCGTGACGTGGAAGTTTCGGTCCCGCCACCAGCCGGTTAGCTGGCCGAGCTTCCATTTCTCGCAGTTACTCACGGCGGAAAGATTCCATACGCGGGTGACTGCGGATTCTCCCTTGCGTTGAATCGCCCCGGTCGGGCTGGATTCGTCGCAACCGATGCCCATCGCTTTCAACGCCGCGACAAGGCGCAGGTCGGATGTTTCGTTGCCGTGGATGAATGTGTTCAATTTATAATTTATTGGTTGGTGGTGAATCTTAGGACGCGCTCATGAATGGCTTGAACGTCCCGGAGATCGTCCGGCGGCTTTCCGCCTCGTTGCCGCGACCGACGTTGGCCCCGGTGATGATGTATCGGCCGCCGGAAGAGTATCCGGATATGAAAGCGGTATGCGTCGGGATGTTCGCGATGGTAAGCGTGACGCCCATCGTCCAAGTCGGAGAACCGGCGGTTTCAAATGCGCCGTCGAGCGAGAAAGCCATCACTGGTTTGAACACCGCGCCGGCCACATCGTCGCCGTCGCCGTCAGCGATGTATTTCTCCTGCACGGAGTAATCGAAGGTGGCGGATTCGATGTAGAACCCCGTTTCTGCGGTCATGCCGAAGGTGATGTTTCCGAAGGTGGTTGCGGCCATGGTGGTATTAGTTGAAAGTGTTGGCGGTGTTGCGGACGAATGCCGTCCATTGGTAAACGGCGAGAAACTTACGGTCGGATGCGGCGAGGTTGCTGCCGATCCATTGGTAGGAGTAAACGTAAAGATACGGGTCGATGGCTTGGAGGATTCCCGGCATTCCGTAGCGGCCACCAAGCGCGTTGTTGATGTAGTCGCAGGTGGCGTGAAACGCTGCTTCGCATCCATCCGTATCGACCGACTGGATGATATTCACGCTGCCCGTCACGTCGTAGAGTCCCGGAAGCGATGGCTTGCGTAGGTCGGAACGCTCGCCAATGACGATGATCCGCGAATCCTGCGCGGCGTTGAGATCGGTCTTGATGCCAGAAACGATGGTTGGCGATCCTGGCACAGGCAATCCGCCGATGAAGGAAGCGATGGCAACGGCGACTTGGTTGTTGATGTTCATGCCGCCACAGCCCCTTTCCGGTTCTCCCATGTTTCCTTTGCCTTCAGCCGCTTCTCGAAAAGGATTCGCATCGCGTTCTGCGAGAGTCGGCAGGCGGTTTCTTTCATCCAAGGCTCCATAGCCTCGCTGGCGTATCGGAGATTACTCCGCAGCGTGATCACTCCACCTCCGGAATCGACGGTTTTTGTCGCTGATCCGATGCCTGGATTCAGCTTGTGGAGTTGCCCGCATTCCCGCGGCCACTCGAAACGGCCCGCTTCAAACTTGGAAGAACGATAGTTCACTTGGCCGCCGAGACGGAACGCCGCTTGATACCATGCCGACTTCGCGAGTCCTGCCCGCTTCTGGCGCTTGCGGGCGAAGCGTTCGCCGGCTCCGCTGCGGACGATGGCGAGCGGCCGTGTTCCTTTCGGCAAGCGACGGCCTTTCTTGCTTTTGATCGCCTTGGAACGGAGCAAATCGGCGTATCCCTTATCGTCGATCTTGCGGGGAAGTTTCCGCATATTGGCAACCATTTCCTCCGCGCTGCCGGTTGGATTCGCGGTGTATTCCCCCGTCTCCGGGTCGAACTTCTCGGTCGTCTCGCGGGACATGAAGGTGTGGAAAAACTCGTTGGCGCGGTCCTTGCCGTAAACATCCTCGATGATCTTGTATGCACCGCTTTCCCATCCCTGATCCCCGATAGACGGATAGGCTTTCTTCACGTCTGAAAGGATGCGTGATTGCATCGGTGCAACCGGCCACTCGTTGCCGGCGTTGGACAACGGAAGCGTGTATTCCATCGAATAGTATGCCGTCCGCTTTGCCGCCAAGGTGAGGTCTTGGTCGATAATCTTCACAATCCGCCCCCTGACAGAAGCGATCCGATCTTGCAGGTTGCTGGAGTTGATCGTGGTGGTGATCATAGCGTGACGGCGGATGTCGCGTGCTCGAAAAAGAGGGTGGTAAGAGCTTCGCCGATGTCCAAGTTGATGCACCGAAGGGCGTGGCCTTTGACGGTGCCGACTTTGCCAACAAGTGAAAGCGTGATGGTGTCAGCGGATGGGACCGAGACGGACGCGGAAACGTCGGCTTGCAACGCGCCAGGTTCCTGCATCGTGGATGCCGATAGACCGCTCCATACTCCGGTGATCGCCACGCCCGCGAGCGTGATCGTATCTGTCCCCATCACAGGATCGCCCTGCGCGGTTCCGGTCAGAATGAATGTGTCGAGTGCGGACATTGGATTATACGGAAAAGGCCCGCCCGTTGTTGCCGGACGGGCCTCTCACTTGCATGAAAACCAGAAACAACCCTGAGAAATTAGAATCGAACGGTGCCGGTAGCGTTTGATCCGGCGGCAGTAGTTCCGCCTGATCCGCGAGTCGTCTTGAAACGGACGTAGCGCGGGCAGTTGGACGGGATGCGGAAGCGTGCCGTGGTTGCGCCGATTCCCGCACTGGAAGCGCCTGTCACCGTTTCGGTGTAGGTGCCGACAATCGCGGCGAAGTTGGAAGTCGTGGAGGTTTCTAAAATCAGGCTGACAACCGAAGCGTCGGGAATGACGCCGGTAGCGAGCGCGGGAATGGAAAGCTCGAACTCGTAGTTGCCGCCCTTGTAGGTGTCAGCCCCAAGGTCGATGGCAGTGCTATTGGTGGAAGCGGAGGCCGCGCCCATTGCAAACGGCGCCGGATTGATGAGCGTGTCCTGAATATTTCGTGCGAATTCGTTGGCCATGGTGGTGTTAGCTGAGGGCTTCGATGTTGGTGAGGCTGTCGGTGATGACGATTGGAATACCGTTGGATTCGGTCGGCATCGGAGCAAGCGGATTGTCTCCCTTGCCGCTGGTGTTGCTGGTCGCGGTGCGGCTCATTTGGAGCTGGAACGCGGAGCGGCGAGTCATAAACCAAACGTCAGGCTTGTATCCAACCGGATACTTGCTGAGAAGCTCGGCAAGTTTGGCGTCTGTGACTCCCTTGGTGGAGTCGGCGGTGGCGTCCTTGAGTCGGCCGATGCAATACGGGTTGGCGGCTTGAAGTCCGATCCACGAATTGAGGGAGTTGACGTGGGCGAGGTAGTCTTGACCGGCAGTGCCGTCGTTGACCATTTGCTTGAACCATTGGCCCATCTCGAAGGTCGCGCCTTGCCCGAAGATGAACTGGAGTCCATCATTGCCAAACTTCACGCCGTAAACCGAAGATCCGGTAGTCGCGGTGGTTCCGCCAGCGTCAACCATGATCACGTCAACGCTGCGGGCGGTAAGCTCGGTGGAGAATGCGTCATGGAAGGCATTGAGTCCGGGGAATCCCTTGGCATCGTTGGCGAGGCCGTAGAAGAACTGCTGACCGATTTCGATCATCGCGGATTTCATCACGCCGGAGGCTTCGAGAGCCATGTAGGCGTCTGCTCCGTCCTCGTAGGCGGAAGCAATCGCAACGTCGGCGCGGATGTTTCCGGAGAAGATGTAGGCTTCGTGAGTGCGATTCAGGAAGGTGGACTTGGTGTAAGTCACGCCACCGTTAGCGGAACGGAACCCGACGCCGGGGTAGGTATCGCGGGAAACGGTCTTATATGACGTTCCTCGGATGGTGCGGGCTGGAACCACCGAAAGCTCGGGGGCGTAAGTGAGGTTTTCCTCAATCAGTCCAACCACGGGGTCGGATCCGTTGAGCTTGGCAATATCGAGAAGTGTGCCTTGTGCCATGGTGGTGTGTTAGTTGGAAGTGGTTTTGGAGGCGTTGGACGCCTTGAAAGAAGCGGTGACTTTCGCTAGCCCCGTGAGCGATTTGATTTCGTCCTGCGCGGCGGTTTCGCCGGTCTTGGTTTCAACAACCACTGGAGGATGCCCCGAACCGGCGACTTCAGCGGTGACGAGAGCTTGGATAGCTTCCGGGGTGGTTTTGGCCTTTTCGGCGGCGAGGTCGGAGCGAAGTCCGGCAATCGTCGCGTCCGTGGAAGCGGTGAGATCGGTCAACGCGGTTTGTGCGGCGGCGAGATCCTCGTTCAGTCCAGCGATGGTTTCCGCTGAATCGGTAGCGGCGGATGCCTTGTCTTGCGCGGCAGTAAGCTCGGTTTCAAGACGGGTGATGTCAGCCGCTTGCGCGTCGATCTTGGAGAAAAGTTCCTTGCGGGTTTCAAACATATCCTTTGAAGGTTGAGGTTGATTAATGATTTTGGGAGCGGGTGTAAATGCAAATCTTATGCAAATGCAAATTTATTGCGTTTAGATCATCGAAAGAAGTATTTGGCGGGCGGTTTCATGGTCGCCGATGTCGTCAATCAGGCCCATCGCTTCGGCACGTTCACCGGAATACCATCCCGCACGCCAAACTTCCGGGTCGAGTTCCGCGCCTGCCGCGTTCCGTCCGATCTTCACATGGTCGCGGAATTGTTTTCCCGCTTCATTCACGGATTCTTGGAGAAACGCCAGTTGTTCCGCGTTCGGATCAAGATGGAACGTGCTTTTCAGGTCCGCGCCTTCGGAAGTGATGGCTTTCATCTCCACTCCCCACCGCTGCCAGAACGCGGTGCAATCTGTCCATGAAAGTATCGTCCCGATATTGCCCATCAGCGCCGACTTGGAGGCAACGATGGCGTTCGTGCTGGATGCTAGCTTGTATGCGGCGGAACACGCCAATCCTTCACAGAATGCAACGGTTGGGATTTCGAGATTCATCACTGATTCGGACGCTTCGGCGTTGCCGGATACCGTTCCGCCAGGGGACGTGATTCGATAAATGACCCCCTTCGCGCCGGAATTCACCGCGGCAGTGGTTTCATCCATGATCGTTTTGTAACGGATCGCCAAACCCGCTCGCTCGTGAATTGACGGACAATCCCACATCATGGCTCCACGGACTTCGATATGGGCTATCTTGTCGCCGTCGATGAATGCCTTTTTGCGGACGGTGTAAAAATCCTCCAAGTCTTCATCGGTCCAGAATGACTCCTTTTTGCCAACTCGTTCGGACAACTCCAATCCGGCAAGAGCCAGCTCTACCGCCTTGTCCTCCATGACGAGCCAGAGGTTGCCGCGCACGGAGGCGAGCATTTTCAGTTGAGCGATGGTCGGGGTGAATGATATCATGGTTCTTGCGTGGTTGCTGCCGCGGTTTCTTCCGCTCCCTTGTCGTTGGGCGTCCACATGCCCTTGTAGCGGGGATCGAGTTCAACGCCGTATTGCTTTTGAGCATCGGCAAAAAGCTGTTCTTTCTCAGCGGCCTTGTGGAATTTATTGGTCCAGTAATCCTCCTCGTCGCCGTCGTAACCGCGCTCCTCCAGCAGCTCACCGTCCGAAATGGCCCCGCGGGCGTGCATTTCCAATAACGACTTGGTATCCCGTCCGCCGTCGATGGAGATTCGGCGAGGATAGGAGAACGTCCATCGCCACCAATCCGGAGAATCGGGAGCGCCTGCGTTCTTGGTGAGCTTCTTGGAGGCGTAACCGAAAATGCGACGGACACCGGGAAGAATCGCGGATTGCATTTCCTCGACCGTCGAACGCGCCTGCATCATGTCGCGGCGTTCCGATGTCCCGCCGCCCTTACCGTTCTTCGATGAAACGAAGGACATGGGCCAAGGCACGCCCATGCAGATGAAATTGATCATGCGGTCGCCAAACGATTCGTAAATCTCGCCGGGGTTGTCGTGCTTCAGCAGTTCCAACTTGGATCCGGTGCCGGCCTTGTAGTGGATCGTCCGTCCCGGTCCGTCGATGAGTTGAACCGCGGTCTTCTGCGGGCAGTTGGCCACCACCGCGCCAGTTGCGTCGGTGGTGGTCACGACGGCATCGGTGAAAAATGAATTCGGGTGGGTGCTGCGGGCGACTCCATCCTGATTGTTCTCAACGGCCGCGATGGACGAACGCCAGAGCATGTTCAGCCGCTCCCACGAATGAGACTCCATGGAATCGCGGGCATCGTTCAAGCCGTGCGCGATCATCGGGTATCCACGACGGGACTCCGGATACATCGAAAACGGGAAATGAACCATTGACTGAACCGGGATGTCCAAGTCGTCCTTTTGATCGTCGGCAAGGAAGTGGTATCCAATCACAGTCCCGTCGCGGTTGGTGATCACGCCGTCGCAAATTTTCGCACCGTCAAACTTTCCGCCCTTCACCGTGTCGCCGTAGTTGCGCGATCCGATGCGGTGGGAAGGAACAAGCTGAATAGCAGGGAATCCGGTGGAGTATTCAGTGAGAAGAACGAACGCCTCACCGTCGCGAATTCGGCAAAGAACAATGTCTTTGATGATGTCCGCAACAGTTTTGCCGCCTCCGCGGATGTCGCCGATGGGCAGGAATTGCTCACGAATCCGCTTCTCCATTTCGACGCGGTATGTCTTGTCCGCGCTCTGAAGCGATGGACGCCACGCCGCGCCAACAGCGAATCCTGGAATCTGGCGGGCGATTGCCTTGGTTGGGCCCCAATTCTCCACCATGTGGCGGGAGACTGCCACCAGTGTCTTGCGGTCGTGCGCCGGAATCAGCTTGTCGATGTCAGCAAGGCGGGTCGGAACCCACGGGCGATCACTGCCGCCGCCAGTTGCCCCGCGGCTGAAAAGGTAGTTGTGGGCGGATGTCCCGTCCGGTCCGAGGATGGCGCTCATTAGAAGGAAATGCGGTTGACGTTACTCGGGCGGACTCCCGACTGGATGCCATTGATGGCGTAGCGGAGTGCTGCTAGCCTGTCCTCAACCGAAAATCCCACGCGGGCGGTGTAGCTCGCCCCGTTTTTCGTGCCGCTCACGATGTCGGAATTGCCGGAACCGGAGCGGATTCCTTTCAAAAGTGCCCGCTTTTCCTCCTGATACTCAGCCAGCAAGCCGGCGTCCTGACACGCTTCGTCCCAAAGATCCTGCGCCAGTGATAGAAGATCAGCCACGGCGGACCTTTAACGGAACTGAAAGGGGCTGTAAATGCAATTTTTGTGCGATAAGGTGGCGGCGGGCACGAAAAAGCCCGCCGGGATTGCTCCGAGCGGGCTTGGGGGTAACGCGTGCAGACTATTTGGGAGGCTCGCATCCTTTGGGAGCGCGGGCCGTTACGATGGCAGCTTGCCGGTCCACTGGATCGCGCGGGATGCCGCCCACGATCCGCTGTTGCGATTTCTTCGCGGCAGCGCGTTTCACTCCGGGAGCGACAGGGACCTTCATGCGACTCAGTGGTGGCAGCGATTCATCAGGGGTGGGGCGCGATTGCTTAAAAACGACATGCGCCCCCGCCCGATACAGAGCCTCCTCCATCTGGTTCATGACAGTTTCAACATTGTATCTGCCACAGTATCCAAGAACCCGCTAGTCTTCAGCTTTTCCAGCCGCTCGCATAGGTCCACGAATTCGCGCAAACGCGCTATTTCCTTGTCATGATCCGCACCGAGAAAAAACTTTCGAAGGTCTTCAAGCGGTTTCAACATCGCCGCCACTTCAGTCGTCGTCGTCATGCGTAGCCCGCGCAGTTCCTCAACCATCTCTTTTTTCAGTGGGCGAAGATGCTCAAGATTATGCCCCATGCCTTCTACAACTTGGTCCAGTGTAGCTTTTGCTTCCTGTGTTTTTTCGATTAGATCACTCATGATTTCAGGTGTTTTTTGTGCAAGATTGATAGATTCGCGCGCGATGTAGTCTCGGACCGCATGAGCATCGAGAAGAGGCTCGCGAGTTCCCTTCTGTATTGTGGAGTTTGCAAGAGGCCCCGCAGTTTTTGGGTCATGATAAGGAACAAAGGACATGGTTTCATTTGGTTATTGGCGTTAAATGGAACAAAAGGCGCGCCCCCGGTCGCGCAAATGTCTTGCCGATCCCATCGGGACCGCATTCGCACGCACGAGGGCGCATTGTGTTTGGTTTGAGTTCATTCCGGCAAGATCGGGATGGCTGCCAACTGGCAACGGGGCGACTCAACCGGATTCCACACGCGGAGTCAATTTGTAATTTGCAGAATCGCCCCACCATGCGATAGACTTTGGTCTATGAAAACAACCGACATTGCCGCCTTTCGCCAATCCCCCGAAGGCGTTGCGTTCAAGAGATGGGCCAATACCGCCGCTAGGATTCAGCGACAGTCTCAGGGTTGATCCGGATGAACCCTTTCACCATGCCAAACCCAACCGCCGCCATCAAAACATCGAGTAGGTGATTGTCCCGCTTGGCGATTCTGACCCAAACCTCTTTCATTTTCCTCTCAGTCCCGAACGGGACCGTCCGCTTTACCTCCGCGTCCAAGTGTTGTTGAAAACGGCGGTCCACATCGTCAGGAACCAACAAGGACGCAACACGGCCGGCGCGAATCTCAAAGATCACGTCTTTCACCTTGTTGACCGCAAAATTGATGTAGTTGGTCCGCTTTCCAGCGCCCGTCACCACCGGCTCAACCTTGGAATATGGGGCTTTGATCGTTGATCCATCCGGCAAATGGATCAAGAATTCCTCCTTCGGGGTGCCTTTGAACGCCGTCCATCCGAAATCCGCACATTTCCCGAAAACGTAGTCTTGCCGGTATTGGGAATCCACCAAGACGGCGTATTTTTGCACCTTGTAGGTGACTCGCTTTGCCTCGATTTCGTCAAACGTGAGTGACTCACCGCAATCCAGCATCCTGATTTCCCCGTCCGGAAGGAACACGAAGATTCCGAACCAAAGTCCGGCCTGTTGAACGTCAACCGTGATGCACCGCGCCAACTCCCCCACGATTGCCTCCGCGCTCACGCTCCGGTTGACCGAGTTTCAGGCGATGATCCCGCCGCAGTTGGAAGGATTGGACGCTGCCGGGATCGAAGTAATCATCGGAGCGGAACTGAGAAAGGTCCGCGAAGACCTTGCCGATTTGGAGTCTGAATTATGGACGCGAGTTTATGCTAACTACATCCCTGCAAACACCGAAACACCCGCTGATCCGAAGGTGGTCAGAAATCGTAAGCCCGCCGCCGAGTCTTAGCGTCTCGAAATGGTGCGAGCGGAATGTGCGTCTTGTCCAAGGACTCGCGCCGAATCTCGACCTGTCGATTGCCCCCCATCACCCGGAGCCGCTGGACATGGCGGGCGACAACTCGGTGAAAATCCTTGGCTACCTCATGCCGCCAGGATCGGGCAAGACGACGATGATCGAGGGATTGATTCAGTGGCGGGTGGTTTGCACGCCGTCAAACGTGCTTCTCGTTGGGCAAAAGGATGAATCAGCGGAACAATGGGCGGAAACCCGGCTACACCCTTCGTTCAAGAAATCCGAGGCGATGCGTCCGCTCATGCCCGATAATCGGCACCAAAACCGCAAGAGCACGATCATCTTTCCACACGGGATTTACTTGGACATCTGCGGGCCGTCCATGTCCAACCTCCAAGAGAAGTCGATGCCGTGGGTGATGATTGACGAGGCATGGGCGATGGATGACAAGCCGGGTCGGATCAAGGAAGCATCGGCGCGGAT